TGAGGACGCTTTAAGATTATACTTCCAAACGGGTAGTGTAATTGGTAGAAGTTTTACGCAAGATGGTGACTTTAACAATGCAAGAGTGCCTATCACTCAGTTAAACTCTAACTCAGGTGCTGCTAAAACGCAGATGCTGATTACTAATATGAACCACTACGTTGATATGATTAGGTCTGTGACCGGTCTTAACGAAGCGAGAGATGGCTCTAACCCTGACCCTAACTCATTAGTTGGTCTACAAAAGATGGCTGCATTAAACTCCAATACTGCTACAAGACATATCCTTGATGGTTCTTTGTATGTTTATCGTTCATTAGCAGAGGCTTTGACTTATAGAGTTGCAGACATTTTGCAATATGCTGACTTTAAAGACGAGTTTGCCAATCAAATTGGCAAGTACAATGTATCTATATTAGACGAGATTAAAGACCTATATATTTATGACTTTGGTATATTCATTGAGGTCTCACCTGATGAAGAACAAAAGGCACAATTAGAAGGCAATATCCAAATGGCATTGTCTAAAGGTGACATTAACCTTGAAGATGCAATTGACATACGTGAGATTCGCAATATTAAACTTGCTAATCAATTACTTAAGATGAAGCGTATTAAGACGCAAGAGCGTTTAGAGAAGAATGAGATGCAGAAGCAGGCAATGATTGCTCAACAACAATTGAAGTCTCAAGAGATGGCAGGTCAGGTTGCAATGCAGAAGATTGACTTGGAGACAAGGTCTAAGATGCAGATTAAACAAGCAGAGGTAGCTTTTGATATTCAAAAAATGGAGAAAGAAGCGGAGATGAAATCTTATCTAATGCGTGAGGAGTTTGATTATAATTTGCAGCTTCGTGGTATGGAGACAAGTAATATAAATACTAGAGAGCAGACAAAAGAGGATGCTAAAGCCAAAAGAATTAGCCAACAAAATACAGAACAATCTAAATTAATTAATCAAAGGAAGAACAATCTACCTCCAATAAGTTTTGAATCAAATGAGGATAGCTTGGATGGTTTTGATTTAGCTGAATTTGAGCCTCGTTAAAATGTCGAAATTTTTATCTATTTTTGTATAAATAAAATCAAATCAAATGGAATATAAAGTTAGAGCCGTAGAAATGCTTGAACCAAAAAGCGTTCAAGAAGTAGAGAAGCAGTTACTTGATAAACACGAAGATTCGTTAAGTCAAGAAAATAATGAAGCAGATAAAGAGGTTATAATAGACCCCGTACCTGCAGGTGTTGATTTAAAGGATGAAGATGTTCTTTCATATATTGGTAAGAGATATAATAAGCAGATAAATTCATTGGATGAATTGGTAGCTGAGCGTAAAGAAGCTGAGCAATTGCCTGAAGATGTAGCTGCTTATATGAAATACAAAAAGGATACGGGACGTGGGTTTGACGATTTTTTAAAGTTAAATAAAGACTTTGATACAATGAGTCCTGACCAACTCCTTAAAGAATACCTTTCTTCCACACAGGAAGGTCTTGATAGTGATGACATTGAGACGTTAATGGATGAGTACAAGTTTGACACTGATTTAGATGATGAGTCAACCGTTAAAAAGGCAAAAATCGCAAAAAAGAAAGTTCTTGCTGAAGCCAAGAAATATTTCACTTCCCAAAAGGAACAATATAAAATGCCCCTTGAGTCAAGAACGGCATTTATTCCAAATGAGGAGAAAGAAATATACGATAGCTATAAGCAATATACCCAACAGGCAAAGACCATAGAAGAGGAGAACAATCGTAAACGTCAATGGTTTGACCAAAAGACGAACGATGTTTTTAGCGGAGAGTTCAAAGGTTTTGAGTTCAATGTTAATGACAAGAAGTTCACGTTTGCTCCCGGAGACGCTAGTGAGTTAAAAAAGAACCAAGCTACACCACAGAACTTTATTAACAAGTTCTTAGATGGGCAAGGTTTAATGAAAGACGCAGCAGGCTATCATAGGTCATTGTCGATAGCAATGCATCCTGACAAATTTGCTAAATTCTTTTATGAACAAGGGTTATCTGATGCTACTGAAGATGTTATGCGTAAAACCAAAAACATCAATATGTCAGAGCGTAAAGCACCCGAGGTTAGCAAATCAACGAATGGAATGCAGGTGAAAGCGATAAACCCTGATTCAGGACGAAACCTGAAAATTCGCAGTATGAAAAAAATATAAACAATTAAAATTTTAAAAAAATGGCAAGTGCACTTTTAAGTTCCCCTACCTTCGCCCTGCAGCCTTCTGCAGAACAGGTAGCGTTACAAACAAATTACATTACCAACTTCAACTTTTTGACTCAGTATCTTCCTGATACTTATGAGAAAGAATTTGAGCGTTATGGTAATAGAACAATCGCATCTTTCTTACGTATGGTAGGAGCAGAGATGCCTTCTAATTCTGACCAAATCAAATGGGCAGAGCAAGGACGTTTACACATCAAGTACACAAGTTGTACTTCAGCAGCAGCAGCAGCCGCTTCAACAGCGACTTTTACTGTAGCTGATAGTGGTGTAACTTACATAGCTATTCGTGTTGGACAAACTTTGATGATTCAAAACAACTCAACAGGTGTTTTCAACAAGGCTATCGTAACAGCAGTTCCTTCAGCAACTACTTTCACAGTAGCTTACTATGAGACTGCAGGTCAAGCATTCGCAGTTTCTACAGCTTGTACCGTATTCATTTATGGTTCTGAGTTTAAGAAAGGAACTAACGGAATGGTTGGTTCATTAGAATCAGAAGATGACATCTACACTAACAACCCTATTATCATTAAAGATAAGTATGCGGTTAATGGTTCAGATATGGCTCAAATTGGATGGGTTGAAGTTACTACTGAGAACGGTGCTACAGGATACTTGTGGTATTTGAAATCAGAGCACGAGACTCGTTTACGTTTTGAAGATTACTTAGAGACTTCAATGATTGAAGCTGTTCCCGCTGCATCTGCTTCAGGTGCTGCAACTGCAGGCTTTATTGGTTCTCAAGGTATTTTCTACGTTGTAAACAATCGTGGTAACGTTTGGGGTGGTGGTACTCCAACAACTTTATCTGATTGGGATTCTATCGTTTCTCGTTTAGATAAGCAAGGTGCTATCGAAGAGAACGTAGTATTCGTAAATCGTGGATTAAGTTTCGATATTGACAATATGTTGGCTCAATTGAATGGCTATACCGCAGGTAGTGCTTCTCAATCAGCTTCATATGGTCTTTTCGATAACGATGTTGATATGGCGTTAAATTTAGGTTTCACAGGATTCCGTAGAGGTTACGATTTCTACAAGTCTGATTGGAAATACTTAAATGACCCAACAATGCGTGGTGGTTTAAGCAGTGCTGCTGCAACTGCAACCGGTACTATTACAGGTTTAATGGTTCCTGCAGGTTCTACTTCAGTGTACGACCAAATAATGGGAAAGAATGCTAAGCGTCCTTTCTTACACGTTCGTTACCGTGCTTCTGAAGCTGAAGACCGCAAATACAAGACTTGGATTACAGGTTCTGCCGGTGGTGCCGCTACAAGCGACTTAGATGCAATGGAGGTTAACTTCCTTTCTGAGCGTTGCGTATGTACCTTGGGTGCTAACAACTTCGTGTTATTCCGTTATGGATAATAGGTAGTAAATATAATTGGAGGGTGTCTTCAAAGACACTCTCCTTTTTTTAAATTAAATCAAATTAAATCTTATAAAAATGTCAAAAGTTATATCTTCTGTAGATAAAGTTTACAGATTAAAAATAGGTAATCCGCTATCATATACGTTAGCGTCAAGAAACCATCCTCGATTCCCACTAATGTGGTTTGACGAGAAAAACAACCAAAACCGTGCTCTTAGGTATTCTATAAATCAGAAGTCTCCTTTCGAGGACGAGCAAGATGGGAATGCTATTATTGAACCAATCATCTTTGAAGATGGGTTCTTAAGAGTGCCAAGAACAAACCCCGTACTACAACAGTTTTTACATTACCATCCATTAAATGGTAATATTTTTGTTGAAATAGACAAAGAGAAAGACGCAAGTGCTGAGGTTGAAGATTTAAATATTGAAGTTGATGCTTTAGTGGAGGCTCGTCAGCTTACACTTGACCAAATTGAAACCTTAACAAGAGTGATGTTTGGTAAAGACCCATCTACCGTATCTACTGCTGAGTTAAAGCGTGATATATTGGTATTTGCTAAAAGAGACCCAAGAGAGTTTTTAAATATATTGAATGACCCTGAATTAAAATTCCAAGCCAAAGTCCGTACATTTTTTGAAAACAAGTTATTGGTATTAAGAAATGGCGAGAAAGAAGTATGGTTTAATACAGCTACTAATAAAAAGAAGATGTTGTCAGTTCCTTTTGGAGAAGACCCTTTTAGTATGGTAGCCCATTTCTTACAAAGTGATGAAGGTATAGATTCGCTAAAAATGTTAGAAGCAACTTTGTCGTAGATATATTTGGTTATTGATAGATTGATAGGTTAGAGAGGGTACTGATTGTGCCCTCTTTTTTTTATGTATATTTGTAAAAAAGAACTAATGATAAACTCAGTAAGAAATGCGGTATTGTCTGTGTTGAATAAGAACAACTATGGATATATCTCTCCTTCTGATTTCAATCTGTATGCTCAAAATTCACAGATGGAGATTTATGAGGAGTATTTTAACAATTACAATAAGGTTATAAATGCAGAAAATGCTCGATTGTCGGGTGTAGACTATGCTGATATGGAACAACCAACAGCAGAAGTATTAGAATATTTTCTACGAACAGACTATTTAACAAAAATAGCTGCTAACAAATTCTCAATGCCTACTCCTGCGACAACAGGCTATTACACTTATATGTTATTGGACATCAAGTGTAGACCGGTTACATTGAAAACGGGTACAAATACATCCGTAGTTAGTAGTCAGCTAGTTGATAGTACTGCTACATTTTTATCAGATGATATTTCAGCAGGTGACGTTGTTACTAACATAACAACAGGTTTAGTATCTACTGTAACATCGGTAGTTAGTAATACCGTATTAGCATTAGACTCAAATATATTTTTAGCTTCTGCAAACTCTTATGGAGTTTTTTCTTCATCTACTAATGTTCAAGCTGAAAAAGTAATTAATAATAAACTTACGTTGTTGGTTAATTCAAATTTAACGCAACCAACAAATGAGTTCCCTGTTTACGCATTACAAGGCTCAGAATTGACTTTTTATCCTACAACGATAAGTAATAAGGGGCAAGTAGAATCAACCTATTTTAGGTATCCTGCGGTTCCAAAATGGACATATATAACACTTACTAATGGTGAGCCTGTGTTTGACCAATCTCAAAATGATTATCAAGACTTTGAACTGCCTCCTGAAGATGAATATAAGTTAATTACAAGGATTCTTCAGTATTGTGGTGTATCTATTCGTGAGACTGAGGTTACGCAATTTAGTATGGCGAAAGAACAACAAGAACAAAATCCATAAAAATTTAAGATATGGCATATATATCACAGTATCAATATTATGAGAATGGAGGTGTAGTACCTGAGGACGCCAATTGGGGGTCTTATCAGTTTATTAGCCTAACTGACATAGTCAATAACTTCTTATTGATGTATGCAGGAAACCATTCTTTAGTTAATAACGAAGAACGTTATAAAATATTATTTCACGCAAAACGTGCTATTCAGGAATTAAATTATGATGCTTTTAAAGAAATTAAAGTATTAGAGTTAACTGTTCCTGACACATTAAGATTTATTTTACCTTCTGACTATGTCAATTGGGTGCGTGTATCTTTATACAAAGATGGTTGGCTTAGACCTTTAACTGAGAATATTCAAACACTTTCATCCAAGGCTTATCTTCAAGACAATACAGGAAGAATTTTGTTTGACCAATATGGAAACGCATTATCTCCTCAGTACTCAACTATTGACTTGGAGAGATTAGCTAAAACAAAAAAGAGTATTTATCTTAACCAAGGCAATCAGTACAATGGGCAATTAGGATGGAACTATGATGGGATGTGGTATTTTGAAGCAAACATAGGTGCTGCGTATGGTTTAAATACAGAGACTGCAAATTTTAATCCTACTTTTAATATTGATAGAAAGTCAGGAGTTATTAACTTTGACTCATCGATGTCGGGGTTGTCTTGTATTCTTGAGTATGTGTCTGATGGTATGGAGCAGGGAGACAATTCTTTGATTACGGTAAACAAGTTATTTGAAGCATATATTTATGCAGCAGTTGAATATGAGATACTTAGTTCTAAACTTGGTGTCCAAGAATATATTGTTGCCCGTTCTCGTAAAAAAAGAAAGGCTTTGTTGAGTAATGCTAAAATAAGAATCAGTAACATTCATCCCGGTAGACTCTTAATGAATATGAGAGGTATGGACAAGCAAATAAAATAAAATGGCAAATTTTACAAGAAACTTTATAGCAGGTAGAATGAACAAGGTAGTAGACCAACGTTTACTTCCTGAGGGTGAGTATGTTGACGCTATGAATATTAGGATGGGTTCAACCGAGAACGCTGAGATGGGAGTAGTAGAGAATACAAAGGGAAACCTTTCTCTTACTACATTAAAATATAATGGAACATCTCTTAGTTCATCAGCAAGATGTATCGGTGCAATTGAGGATAGTGCAAATGAAACCATCTATTGGTTTGTTCACGACTCAGCTTTCCCGGTAGGTGCTACAGGTAAACTTGACTTAATTGTTTCTTTTAATGTTTTTACCAACATATTAACTTATCACGTAATAAGCATTAACGATGGTGCAAACGTTAATACTGTGTTAAACTTTAACCCAAGTTATTTGATTACGGGTGTAAATATATTAAACGATTTATTGTTTTTTACGGATGATTACAATGCACCTAGATTTATAAATACCAACAGAAATTACGCTAACCCCGTATCTAATATAGACCAATTTACAGCAGAGTCTTTACTTGTAATTAAGAAGCCACCGGTAGAATCTCCTGATGTACAACCTATTGTAACTAATGGGCAAGAGAATTTTTTAACTACAAGATTTATTTGTTTTGGTTATAGGTATAGATATATTGACGGAGAGTATAGTGCTACATCTCAGTGGTCTCAACCTGCTTTTGTACCTAATGCGTTTAGTTTTAGTACTGATAGTTTTTTAAACGAGGGGATGACCAACTTTTGTAACTCTGCAATAATCACATACAACTCAGGAAGTTCTCTTGTAGTTGGTGTTGATTTGCTATTTAAAAGAGCAGATGGCACTGTTATAAAAGTTATTGAGAAACTTGATAAGGCTGATTTAGGTCTTGCAAATAATACCGAGTACCAATACACATTTACCAACAGTAAGATATTTACAATACTATCCGAGTCTGAATTATTAAGATTGTACGACAACGTACCTAGATATGCCAAGGCTCAGACTATTATGGGAAATAGATTAATGTATGGTAACTACATAGAAGAATATGACTTAGTTGACCAATATGGCGTACCGGTTAAGTTTGAATATACTACTGACTTGGTTTCATTACCTATTGGTAATTCTACTATAAACGATGCTACGTCAACAGGAAATTATAACATTAACGGAAGCGTAAGTGTTCCAAGTTCAATAGTTTCTTTTAATTTAACAGGTAAAAGTTTGGTCGCAGGTTCTTCTATTAATTTAGAAGTAACAATTGAGCACTCTCAATTTTCAGGTCAAACTCCATTCCCTACACAAGAAACTACTGATGTAGGATTAGATTTTGCATTTATTTTGTCTACAACATATACATCTGTATATGAATTAGCAACAAGTGTTGAATTTCAAAATGTTGTAGGTACATCGGCAAACATTCAATCATTTGCAACCGCTTGTACAGGAACAACATTTACTGACTCAGTAAACTGCTTATTGCCAAATACTTTAGATGCTTATACAGCTATAGGAAGTGGTATAAGTGCAGTAGCACAACCTGTTGGAATTATAACAAGCCCTAGTAGCAGTTGGATTGGATTACAATTTATTGCTCAAAAATTTGTTGACAATACAGTTACACCTACGCAAACATTTTATGAATACTATCAGGTGGTTTTAGCACAAGCAAGTTTTCAAGAAATAGCAAATCCACAAAGTTTACATAGCAATAGAGACTATGAGATTGGTATAGTTTATATGGATGAGTTTAATAGAGCATCAACTGCTCTTGTAAGTCCTAATAATACAGAGCACGTTCCTTGTGGATTATCTGCATTTAAAAATTCAATCAAAGTAACAATACCTGCTACTCAAAAACCTCCGGGATGGGCTACTAGGTATAAGTTTGTAATAAAGCCTGACCAAGAGAATTATGAGACAATTTATTGTAGCATATTCTTTCAAGACCCTTTAACCAACAATGCGTACTTTTTATTAGAAGGAGAGAATGCAAGAAAGGTAGAAGCGGGAGATAGGTTAATTGTGAAAGCTGATTCAAGTGGACCAACATCATCTTGCGTATATGCAACTGTTCTTGAAAAATCTTCTCAATCGTCAGACTTTATTGAAATACCAACTGAATTAGACCCTGCAGTATTTATACCAATTCCTGCGGGAGTTTATATGAAAATAAACCCAAATAGCTTTAATACAGTTCAAGATGAGTATGCTATTATTGCTCCGGGTAAAATAACAGTAACAGCACCAAGAAGTAATCCGGGTACATTCCCTATTTTAAATTACCCAATGAATACTTATGATGCAGCTACAACTGCTTGGGTTGATTATACTGTTCCTGCAGGAAGTAGAATTGTATTTAGCATAAAACAATTTAGAGGTGGTAGCGGATGTCAATGTGAGGAAAGAACAAATACTTTAGAAAAAACATTTATTTCTTCAAGTACATACGATAATATGTATGATTGGTTTGTTGGAGATAATATAGAGCAGTTTTTAGATGATGGCACTAGATATGCTTCTTGTGGAGATGCTATACCTGAAAATACATTTGTTGCGGGTACGGGAAATCCTGTAGTTCCTACTAATAGTGGAATTAATTATTATCAATTTTATAGGGACCCTGCAACTCTTGAATTATATTTAATGATTACAGGAACAATAAGTTGTCCGGGTTTGGGTTATCCTAATGCTCGTGCATCTAATGTTGAAGTAAACATTACCGTGTTCCGCTCTGAAAAGAATTTAATATTTGAGACAGAGCCTACTGACGCTCTTCCGGATGTGTTTTTTGAAAACGAGATGTCTTTTGCTATTACGGGTGGTAACCATATGGGTAACCTCCAAAACCAAAATATAGGAGCAGGGACATCTGCTATAATTGACACTAAGTTTTTTAACTGCTTTGCATTTGGAAACGGAGCGGAGAGTTACAAGATTCGTGACTCAATCATTGGCAACTCATTTAACTTTGGTAACAGGGTTACAAGCGTATCTGCTCAGAACTATAAAGAGTCTGATAGATTTGCCGACATCACATATAGTGGTGTTTATAACGCTGAGTCAAATGTTAATAAGTTAAACGAATTTAATTTAGGTCTATTAAACTATAAAAACTTAGAAACTTCTTTTGGGGAGATATTTATATTAGACGGAAGACAAACTGACGTACTTGTATTACAAGAAGATAAGGTTTCATACGTATTAGCTGATAAAAATTTATTATCAGATTCTACAGGCGGTGGTGTCGTAGCTTCAGTTCCTGAGGTATTAGGCACACAGATTGCCCGTAGCGAAAAGTATGGTATTAGTTTTAACCCTGAGAGTTATATTCAATGGGGATATGATAGATATTTTACTGACGTAAAGCGTGGTGCTGTTATTCAACTACGTGGTAACTCTTATTCTAACGAGGAACTAAAAGTTGTATCTGAAATGAATATGAGGACTTGGTTTAGAGATACATTCAATGAATCTTTTAATACTCAAAAACTTGGTGGTTTTGACCCTTATATGAATGAGTATGTCTTAACAAGTAATACTATTGCTATACCATCAAATCCTCAGTGCTTAAATTGTGGTATCACTCAGACATTTACATTGTCATCTGCTACAAGTGCAACAACAACTTATTGTGTTGACTTAGGTCCAACCATAGGAAACACAGACATTAACTATACTGTTTCTTCAATAAGTGCAAGTGGTAATTTCCAAATAGTGGCGACTTACAATGCAATAGCTTATTCTACAGGAGTAGTTACTACAAGTGGTACGTTAACTTTTAACAAGAATAATGTGTCAGTAGAAACTGTAACTCTTGTAATAACTTATATAGGTGATATCACATTAAGCGTAGAGGTAGAGTGTGTTCAAGCTGCATCATTAAGTATTGTTCAAATAGTGCTTACCAATGATTATGACTCAGGTCAAACCATTAATAGTCAGTATAGATATGTAATTGGTTCATTTACATCTCCATTGCAATCAACATTTGTAATATTTGCTAGTGGAACAACAAATCCGCTTGTCTCTTTGTATAATATTACTACCAACTATGTAGGTACGGGTGGGTTCCCTCCTGCGGGAAGTACAATGAGTTTGATTTCAAACAAACTTGCTACTGATACTTTTGTGTTTAACTCTGCTACCGACAAGTTTAGATACCTTGCATCAGATACATTATACGCTAATACTACAGCGGGCATTAATTCATTATTAGCCTTAACTACTATAGCAACGCCTAATTTAGGTAGTGGTTCTTATAACTATGCAAATTTTACAGTACCTGCACTTGAAGATTATTTGTATTTAATATGGGACTTTAGGTCATCTTCTCCTGTAGAGTTGTGTTATTCAGCAGCAAGTGCAGAAGATGCTTGTTGTGGATGCGTGTTATCTCCTGTCTCGTACAATTGTGAAGATGGAGATTGTGTAGACCCATTAGATGGCAGTGGAGTTTATGCAACCTTAGTTGAGTGTCAAGCAGCTTGTGCTGCACCAACAACGGTTACATTAGATTGGACTGTTGGTCAGCAATCAGGAGGAGCATTGGTAATATTTAACAATGTAATGTCTCAAATATTAAACGTAACGTCTACAGCAGGAAGTGCTCAAAGTGGAACAATATATCCATTGATAAGCGAGTTACCTTACACCATCCGTGGTGAGTGGGTGTCAGGTTCAGGAAACATTATACAATTTAACTTATGTGATATAATAGGTGGCGGAACAATATTTACAAGTGGAGAGATTACTAACGTAGAGGGTTATGAGGACTATTTAGTTACTCCAACCCCTGTTCACGGATTAGTAAATCTAACTGCACAAAATGTAACACCACCTACTTGTCCTGTATAATTAAAATAAAATATAAAAAATGGCAACAAGTTCAGTATATTATTTAAATGCACCATCACTTGGTTCGGCAACTGCCGTGTTTACAAATAGCACATTAGCAACTTGTGCTGCGGATGGATTTTATTCAGATGGAGTAATAGTAAGAGAGCAGGTTGGATGTGTTTTATTACCACAACAAACTTGCCCTACGTGTGATGGCGTTTCATATAACTGTGTTGAAGGAGTTTGTACAGACCCGGGAGATGGAAGTGGAACATATGCTACATTAGGTGCTTGTCAAGCGGTATGCGGTTCAGGTGAGTCATACAATTGTATAGACGGAGTTTGCGTTGACCCCGGAGATGGTAGTGGAACATATGCTACATTAGAAGGGTGTGAGAGTGCTTGTAATCCTGAGGTATATACTATTGATTCATTTGCAACAGGCACATCAGTTCTTGCTTGCACTACAGGAAGCCCATCAGTTACTATTTATGCATTACCGGGATATACGGTTCCAATTGTTACAATGATTTTTTATACCGATTTGGCTTTAACAACTCCTTATGTTGGTGGTGTGGGATGGCGTAAATTTACAAATGGTACTACAAACTATGCAGGAGAAGTTGACGCTACAGGAGAACTTACAAATTATGTAACTTGCTAATAAATAACTATGCCAAATTATACATTATCATATAGCGATTTAGTAGGGGGATGGGTATCCTTCTACTCCTACAATCCTGACTTTATGATAGGGATGAACAATTATTTTTACACGTTCAAAGGTGGTAATCTTTACAGACATAACGTAAATGCTAATAGGAACACATTCTACGGCACTTTTACGGCTTCGTCTATACAAAGTGTGTTTAACACGGCACCCCTTGAAAACAAGCTATTTAAGACCATTAACATACAAGGGGACGCTGCTTGGGCTGCGACATTAGAAACAGACTTACAGTACTCAGGATTTATAGACGTGAATTGGTTTTCTAAAAAAGAGGCTGCTTTTTTTGCGTTTATAAGAAACAACTCAGTTGGAGAACTTGCACTTAGAAGTGTAAATGGTATCGGCAAAAGCTACCAAGTAACCGGTTCGGGAGCGGCTGTGATAGTTAAGTTTGTTGTAGAAATAGGAAGCATCATTAGTATTGGAGATTATCTGTACTATTCAGTATCTCCATATGTAACACCAATACTTGCGGGTAAGGTAACAGCAATAACTATTGACACGCCAAATGCAATCAATCAACTTACTATAGATAGCACAATTTCAGGAACAACACCCATACCAATACAAGATGCGTTTTTCTTGTACATTAAAAACTCAGTAGCTGAGTCTCACGGGGTGTTAGGACATTATTGTACATTTACACTATCAAACGTATCTACAAGTAAAGTTGAGTTGTTTGCGGTGCAGTCAGATGTTATGAAAAGTTTTCCTTAAATTTAATATCTTTGTAAGAATATGGAATTGTATATACGAGAACTGAACGAAACAGACTACGATGAGATACTCGTAGGATGGTGGAAAGATTGGGGATGGAGTGCTCCTTCAAAGGACTTTCTTCCTCGTGATGGTAGAGGTGGTATAATGGTTTTAGATGAGGAAGTTCCGGTTTGTGCAGGGTTTATGTATATCACTAATTCAAAGGTAGCTTGGGTAGATTGGATAATATCGAACAAGGAATATACGAAGAAGCCACAAAGAAAAGACGCCATTAAGTTATTGGTGTCAGCATTAACAGATATATGCAAGACGGCAGGCAGTAAATATGTTTACGCATTAATAAAAAACGAAAGTCTTATAAATACCTATCAAGAACTAGGGTATGTAAAAGGAAGTAATTATACAACAGAAATGATAAAAATATTATAATATGGCAGTCACAACAGCAATAGTAATCGGTGCAACAGCAGCAGTAGCAGGGACCTCGATGTCATTTATTCAAGCAGGCGAGCAAAAAAAAGCACAGCGTCAAGCTGAAAAAGATGCTGATGAGGCATTAGCTAATGCACGTAAAAAACTTGAAACAAATGTTTATGCTGAACAAGGAATAAAAAAAGAACCATATGAGTTAGAAAGAGAAGCATTGCTTTCTCAAGGTGCTATGGCTATTCAAGCCGGTGTAGAAAGTGAAAGAGGTGCGGCTGCAACAGCGGGTCGTGTTCAATTAGCACAACAACAAGGTCAAGCAGCAGTTAGAAGTGCAATGGGTCAAGAGTTAACTAATTTGGAGAATAAACAATTAGCAGAAGAAAGTCGTCTTAGTGATATTGGTGTTCAATTAGATTTAGGACAAGTAGAAGGTGCTCAGTTAGCTTCGGCAAATGCTGAAAGATTAAGTGCACAAGCGATGCAACAAGGGTTTCAGGGATTAACAAGTGTTGGGCAACAACTTATTGCTGCTGCTCCTTTATTTGGCACAAGTGGAGCCGATGCAAGTCAGGTAAGTGCAACACCATTAGAACAACCTGAATATATGACTAGAGCAAGTTTAACTATGCCTGCTGCTCCTCAAACCATTAATCCAAATCTTCAGCCTGCTAATATTATGCCTAAAAATCAATATATTAATCCTAATCTTCAGCCTGCTAATATCAGTCCAATAGGAGGAGATGCTAGATTACCTTATCAAGGTTATCAAGCTCCATTGCCTCTTTATTTACAAAATCAACAAGGTTTTAGATTTAATAATCCATATACGTATAACAATCCTTTTGATATATACGGTAAAAGAAATTAACTATGGCAACATATTATAAATATGCAGAACGAAGTGCGGATAGTCAAGTAAATTGGGCTGAAGTAGGGAAAGGTATCTCTGATATGCTTGCTGACGAAGTAAAGATTCGTGAAGAAAAGAAAGCTGCAATTGATAAATCAACTCGTGAGTTTCAGCAAACTTTACAGAATGCCCCTCAGGGTCAGTTTCAAGATGCCAATAAGTTTACCAATGACTATGCTCATTCTATGATGGAGCAGCAAATGATTGATACCAAGTTATTAAAGTCGGGTAAAATGAAGTTGCAGGATTATACTTTAAGAAGACAAAACTATATAGACGGAACAAATACGTTATTTGATTTACAAAAACTATATCAAGAGAATTATAGACAAAAAATGGAAGGCGTTCAAACCGGAGAATTTCAACCATTAACAGGTGCTAATATGGCATCAGTTGAGGGATTTGGTGATTTTTCAAAATCAAAAGCCGTAATTGACCCTGCAACAGGAGTTGTAAATGTTGGTATATTAGAACCTGACCCAAACAATCAGGGTGTAATGAGGTTAACTAATGATGTAGTTCCTGTTAATGTTATTAGGGGAAAAATATTAACAAATATACCCGCTTTTAAAGTTGAAGAGGCAATGAATAGCACTGTTAAAACTTTAGGAAATAGAATAAAAGTATTACAAGAAATTGCAACTCAAACAAAAGCAGGAAGCATTACAAAACTAACAGGAGGAGCAATAGATTCTGCTAAATACCCTCAATTTAAAGATGATGTAGATAAATTTAATAAAGCAGTAGATGAAACTGTAAAGTCTTACTTTGCAGACCCATATCATTTATCATCTGTACTTACAATGCAGGTAGGTAATTATGATGGTACATCATTTACGTATGATAAAGAGTTAGCTAAAAAAGACCCAAGCAAATTGCTTTTAAAAATAAACCCAAGCACAGGTCTTGGTATATTAGATGAATCAGGTGCTCATTACAAAGCACAAGAACAAGAAGCTAAGGATTGGGTTAAGACTCAATTGTTAGCTAAAATGGATAGCAAGGTAGAGGTTGATTTAGGAGGCTTTGCCCCACAACCAAGACAGCCATCTCAATATGAGTATGAGAGAGCCGATGCTAGAAAAACAGAGAAAACTGCAGTAGGGGCTTGGAATCAATTATATACAGGCAAGACAGCGGCTGAGAAACAGGCGGCAGCAGATATATTATTAGGTACATCAAAGGCTCAGGACTTAGGTTTACTTGGTATTGATGTAAGTACTCCGGGTCGTGTTAAACTTATGTATGTTGACCCTAAAAAGAATAGAGATATTCCAATGATTGACGGAAGTGGCAACCCTATTGGCATATATGATTTTTCAGCTATAGGAACAGAACTTCACGGAGTAACAGATAGGAATGAAGCTGTAAAAGCAAGTGGTGGGGGAAATGGATATGGTGCATTAACAAAAGAGCAATTGAAAGACGTTAAAGCTACAAGAGCAGGAGGTGGAGGAGTTGCTCCTGTGGTAAATATACTTCCTGAATTGTTTACCGTAAGGTCAGGACCGTCAACTAAATCATTACAAAGTTTATTGGGTCCTTCTTTTAAAGTAACCGATATGGGAGGTCCTTTTGGAAATGATGTTGAAGTTACTGCACCAAATGGTCAGAAATTTACTTATAATGCAAACTTAAAGAAAGATGAAGCTGCAATAGCAAAAGCAGACCTTGAACAATTTATAAAAGTTAATGGAGCACCGGTAGGTGGTTCAGGTGGTGGTGGGGTTGATTACGGTAACAAATAAAAATTGAAAAAATGGACGAACAAGTAATTGATGACTTATATAGTAGAGCAGTCTCAAAAGGTTATGCAAAAAGTAAAGGAGAGTTTGTTCAGTTACTTCATAGCGATAATGAAGTCTTTAACGATATGTATTCATACGTAAAAGAAAAAGGTTACCAAAAAACGCCTGATGACTTTTCATCTTTAGTTGGTAAAAAAAAAGTCGGTACGGAATCTCCTTTGGCAAATGGTTCTTTGGCTTCACAAAAACCTACTGAAACAGTTATTGTTGGTCCAATGGGGATGACGGGTTTGCAAAGAACAAAAGAATATAAGCCCGCAGACGAGTTTGAAGGTAAGGGCGTTGGGTATATTGTAGGAGATTTACTTAAGACGGCAGGAAAGGGTGCGGTTAAATTCCCTGCAGATGTTTTAGAAACAGCATCAATAGCAACTGCAGGAATAAAAAATTTAATAGCCAAGACGGGAGCAGTAGAAGAGTCCGATGCTTCAAAGTTTACCATATACAAGGGTGCTCAAGAATACAAAAAGTTATTAGATGAAGTAATCCCAACGGATAAAGATATTTCAAGTGGTTTTTGGGGACAAACTGCAAAGGCTATTGGTGAAATGGTTCCAATTATTCTATCAGGATTTACAGCAGGAGGAGCCAAAACAGTAGCTATGGCTGCAGCAAAGAAAGGAACAAAACTTGAGTCAGTTATAAACTATGGTAAGGGGTTGGCATCAAGAATGGCTACGCCTCAAGGTGCGTTAACAATTTCTCAAGTAGCTGCACCATCTTATGAGCAAGCTAAAAATGAAGGGGCTACAGAAAATGAAGCATTAACTTATGCTATTCAAAATGCGTTGGTTTCCTACCCAATAGAAATGCTTCCTGTAGACGGGTTGTTTAAAAGATTAGACAGGGCGTTGGTAGGGAACAAAGGAGTTGAAATTTTAAAAAGAGCGGTTATTGGCGGTTCCGAAGAAGCCATCACTGAAGGTATTCAGAATATATATGAGAATGTAAGTGCCAATCAAATTTATGGTACGACAAAAGAAATACTTGACGGTGTGGGTAATGCTTCTGCAGTTGGCGGAACTGTTGGTGCAATAATGAATGGTGTGCTTACGGCTTTATTAGGAAGAAGAGCAAGGGCTACAACAACAGAGGAAAAAGAACAGTTAGATAAATCAATACAAGATGTAAAAGGGAAAGTAGAGCAAGTAGACTCTAACAATAAAAAGTTTGTAGAAACTATTAATATTCTTGAGCAGTCTAAGCCAAGAACTTTAGCTTATGGTAGTGCAGAGTATAATTTTATGGAATCTACTGACGGGAATCTTGAACTTGCACAGGATGATATAACTAAAGAACAAGCAGAAGGTATAATTAAAAATCTTTCAAGTACATATAAAAAGATTGAGTTTTCAGTTGAAGAGGTAGAGCCTGAAGACCCATATAAACCTACTACATATAAAGTTATTGGTAAACCAATTAAAACAGAACAAGATGCCATTCAAGAACAAACAACAGATGAAAGCGTGCTACGCACAGAACAACCCGAAGTGGGATTGCAGCAAGTGGTCGAAGGAGACCAAGGACTTGAAGTCGCTGCCACAGGGACCCAAGAAGTCGCTCCTGAAAGTGGGACGCAAGAAGTAACGCCACCAATTAAAGAGGTTCACAATACTAATAATAATTTATCAGATATAGGAACTGAACAAGAATATGCAAATTATCTTAAATCTATATTTCCAAATAGCAAAGTAAAAGACATAGTATATCATAGAAGCAATGAAAAGTTTGAAGAGTTTGATGATACCAAAAGAAATAAAGAAACAGGTAATCTTTTTGATTTTTCTAAAACAAAAGATAACGTTCAATATGGAGAAAATTTATATCCGGTTATTCTTAATGTAAATAATTTAGGAGAAGGATTTGTTTTGAATGAAGGAGTAGATGGAACAACAAGTGAGGTAATGGGTGGGGAAAAGATATATTCAGTACCAAATAGCGAACAAATTCATATCTTAGGTAATAAAGCAGATATAGAAGGGTTTAAGAAATGGAAACAATCACAGCAAGTGTCTTCAAAGACACAAGCACCTAAGTTTGTTAGAGACATCTCTGCCCTTATTACTCCGGCTACAGTGCGTGGATTTAGTCCAATTACTGAAAGGATTAAGAAGTTGTCATTGAACTATGACAAACTTGTTAAGCAATACGCTAAAAAGAAAGACCCTAAAGTTCTTGCTAAAATAAAAACTGCGGAGACTCAAATATTAAATGATACCAAGCAGGAGATTATCGACTCAGTTGCACAAGTGGATGGTGTGGCTGTTCAGTTTAAAGATACTAAGCGTGGTTTATGGGATAAGAAGTTTGAACCATCGTTCAATATGACTTTGTCAGTTAGTCCTCAGGCTGATACTAAAAAGTTAAGCGATTTATTATTTGACTTTGCAGAGAAGTATTCTCAAGATGCATTTATATTGGAAACTGAATCAGAGTTGCACGATGAATGGGTTGATGGCAAAATAAATACACCTCTTTCTGAAAAAGATAGTAATGGATTAACTAATTATCCACAAATTATTTATACATTTGCTGAACCAATAACTGACGAACAATTGTCAGACCTGTCTGTAGAGTTAGAAAACAATGGTATTGGTGCATTTAATATAAATAATAATGAACTTCAGGTATCAGTAATTTTTACGCAAGACCAAGATATTAATTTAACTAAAGATGAACAATATGAAGAACGAAAAAGAGATTACAAATCAAGACTTGAATCAACAGAAAACGCTGTCTTTTCCGTATTCGGAAGCAATGGAAATGGCTCGCTCGACATTCGCATCAAGAAATCTTCTTACCAAGGAGCAACCAATGAAGGCACCGATGACCAAACAAGACAATACGATAGGAGTGACGTTCTTAAAGCGTTCCAAGAGTCAACCACAAAAGTAGAAACACTTGCAGTTGAACTTGCTGACTTACGCCAAAAAGAAATAGACCTTCAAAAAGAAGGCAAAAAATTATCTCCTGAAGACCAAACTAGATTTAACGATTTAATTAAAAAGGTACAGCCCGTTGTACAGCGTACATTTGAGGCAAATAAAAAACTATATGAAGACGCTAAGGCTGAGGTAGAGGGTATCGCTCAAGATGCTATCTCTAAAGTTGACGCATCCATATCTCCATTCCCAATCAAACGTGCCGAGCGTGCATCTGTTAAAGCTATCAGGTGGTATAATGCATTTACCGAAAAACTTGGTGATGGCTCACGTGTAAATATAGTAGTAGATACTGACGCTAATGCTGACAAAGTATTTAAATTTATTGACAAGAAGTATCCGGGTGATACAGGAGTAAGAAGAATCACTGAGACTACGGACCTAGGTTATCCAAAAAGACTTATTGAGATTCGTACATCTAATGGTACGCTTGCAGAAATTCAAGTGATTACTAATGAAGCCTATTTGGCTAAAGATGGCATCAAAGGATTTACCGGAGATGAGAAACAAAAAGCTACAGCTAAACAAAAATTAGACGCAGTACGTGCTCGTCTTGGTTGGAATATACCTGATGGGCTTGGTCATTATTTCTACGAAATTCAAAGAGATACCAATGTAGATGATACTTTAAGAGATGAAGCTGCAAGGTTAAGTGACTTATACTACGATGGATTTACTAATCCAAAGTCTACACTTGCTGAATCATTTATGAATGATGTAGAAGCATTTAAAAATAATGTAGATGCTGCTGACAAATCACAATGGGACGTAGGCAATAATGGTAAGGCTCCACAATCTTTAATAGATTATAAACCTGTTCAAGCTGAAGCTGTACTTATGATAGAAGAAGAGCAGTTTATTCCTATGAAAGCGTCTGAGGTTAAGAATGATGCGTTTACAAAAGACAACGCAATAGACTATATTGAAGATGAAAAAGATACTGATAGCGGAAGAACTGTAACATATATCTCATCACTTACCGTTGAAGCACGTAATATAGATGGTGAACCTATTGGAACAATAACAAAAATTACTGATGAAGATAAAATATTCTCATTTACTGCAACAGATATTGATGGTAATGAGATTAATTTTGATGGATTTGAGACATTAGGAGAAGCCAAGCAAGCACTTGCTGACAAGAATAATAAGATTCAGAAGAAAGAATTTGATAAAGAGCAAAAGAAGCAAGCTAAAGAAAAAGCTAAAGTTGAAGCTAAAAAAGCTAAAGCTAAAGCAAAGGCTCAGCCTACAGTGGAAGAACAAGTAACAGGTGCATTAGATGATTTACTTGCATTAGACCCTAACGATAAAACTACATTAAAGAAAATATCAAGCAGCCTTGACCAAGTAATTAAGGATATTAACAAGTTTGAGAAAGAAAATCTTGGTGTAAATATAGCATTGCCCATAATGAAGACCATCATTAAAGCAATTAAGGTATTGGTTGACGCAGGTGTTGTATTGCAAGATGCAATTAAAAGAGTTGCCAAAGATAATAATGTAAATAGTCGTGATGTAATTGATGGTATCAATGCCATTAGTCAGATTGTTCCTATTCAATCTCAGTATGATGCATTAATGGTAAAGGCTGATGATTTAATTGCACGTCAAAAATCAAGAAATATAGCTGACGCTAAGATAGTATCTAACTTAGATACGTTTATTAGAAACTCAGATATTTATAAAGAGAGTAATGATGCACAGAAAAAGATAATGGAGCGTGAGAGTAGGCTTAAAATGGGAGTTAGCCCTAAGCGTGCCGTGTCAATTGGGCGTGTACTTGGTGCATTAAAAGATATTACCAATATATCAAGAGAAGAAAAGATGCTTGTCATCAAGCAAATTAGAGACTTATCAAGAGATGCAGCTAAGGAATTAGCTAAGGATATTAGAGAAATGGCATCAAAAGGAAAGATTACATCAATCCAAGCCGCTAATATTGTATCAAGATTTGGCAAAGTAAATATGCTTAATGAGATTTCAGTGTCAAACTTTGTTGACTATATGGCTAAAGTATTTGCAAACGCAGAGTATGCTGATAAGATTGATGTAGCTAAGAGTAAGTTGAAGATGGCTAAGAAAAATATTGTTACCAAGATTGGTATTGCTGATGGTTTAGTTGGAAAATTAAATCAATTATTTTCTATGAATCCAACACTTATACCTAATGAATATCTTGGTCGTTACTTAGAATTAGTTGATATGTTTGGTGCAAGACAAGCAGTGCTTACGCTTGACGAGAAGTCTACAGTAACTAAAGATGTTCAAGCAATTCTTGATGAGATTGACAACGAGCAGTCAAAAGCTGATGAGTTAGCTGATAGATTCAATGCTTCTGAGAATAAAGTATTTAAAGATGACGAGTTAGACTACGCAGCATCAATTAAAAAAATGCTTGACGGTAAAGAGATTGACGAGAAGGAAGCAGATACTATGCGTAAATATAAAGAGGATATTGCTCCTCAGGTTGAAGAGACTGAACTTACTGAAGAAGAATTAGCGACAGAAAGAAAAGAACTAATTGACGCAGTAAAAAAATCTACCATTGATGGCTCCGGTCTTTCTACTAAAGATGAAAGAGATACAGTAAAAGAATTAAGCAGACTTATTGGTACTGACGCAGTAGATGGCTTAACCAATACTGAATTAAAAAACCTGCTTAAAGTTATTGATAACATTAACAATAACTACTTACCTCACTACGGAGAAATAATGTTAGAGAAGTTAGATGGAATTAATAATGATAAGGTTTTAACTAACGCTGTTGAGAAAGGTAAGATGTATAAGTTCTCTCAGTTGTATTCAAAAGTAAAAGCTGCAGTTGCAATGCAAGGAAGAACAGGTGTGTTAGAAATGATTAGAAGAAACCCTTTATTTTATATTGACCAATTATTTGGAAACTTTAAAACGAAAGAAATATTTAATTCATTATTCAATGAGCCTGCAAAAGCTGTTGCTATATTTAAAAATCAATTAAATAGAGTTCAAAACATATTAGAGAAAGCAGAGCAAAAAGTTTCAAAGTCATTTAAACTTGACCCAAATAAGACAACAATGTCTAAGTTTAAGATGATGACCTATATGGTTCAGCTTGAATTTGAATCTAACAAAGGGAATAAAGAAGTAAATCCTGCATCTGAGTATTTAAAAGCTACCATCAAGCATATTGACGCAGGCAAGTCTCGATTTGGAGAACGTGACGCAGAAATGCTGCAAAAAATACTTAATGAATTTGCTCCTGATGGCAACATTGACAACGAAAAATTGTATAATTCATTTAATCAAGCTGAGAAAGATGCCATTAAAGATATTCGTGGTATAAACGAATCACTAAGAGAGAAGGCTGAATTTACTGCAGCTATTATTCGTGGTGATAGGATTGACCCATTGAATAACTATGTACACTTGAATGTATTACACGAGTATCAGCCAAATGATTTAACATCAGGCAGTGCGTTTGTAACTGAGTATAACAATGCGATGAGACCATCTACTAAAGCAAAGTCTTTGATAGCGAGAACAGGTAAAGTATCTCCATTGAACTTTGACGTATTTGCAAGTGCTCAGCGTGGTGCTAAGTTTGTATTGATGGATTACAATTTAACAAGACCAATACGTACAGCTCGTAAGACAATCAATGGCACCATTGCTAATTTAGAAAGTAAAGGAAGAGTGCCTAAAGAAAAAAGACAAATAATAAATGCTATCAATGCTGCATTTGAAGAAACTATTGAAGGATTATTGACAAATACATTCACTCAAGATTCATTTTTCGATATAGCTTCTGATTATATAAGCAGACAAGGATACCGTGCAGTACTTGCAGGAACAAGTAGGTTTATATCTGAGTTAAGTTCAAACATTGGCTTTGCAGTAATTAGTGACCCTAAAGCACTTGCTACAGGTGTAAAATACAGAGGTGTTATTATGTCTTCTGATGCTCCTATGATAATGGAGAACTTAAAAAGTAAACAAACTAATAGAATATTCCCTACAGATACATTATCAGGAAGATTAGTCGATACGTCAATATTAGGTCAAGCAAGCGGTATTAGAGGTGCTGTATCAAAAAATCCTGTAAAAAATAAAATTCAGCAGATTTATAACTTATCCGGTAAGAAATATGTTAATGCAGTTGAGCTTCAGGCTGATGCTTTAATATCTACACCGGATAAGGTTACTATGAGACCTATGTGGTTTGGAGCATTTGCTAATCAATTTTTAAATATAACAGGCAAAGAAGTTGACTTTGATAAGATTGCAGCAAATGATGAGGCATATATGGAAGAAAATAAAGAGGCTCTTGATAAAGCTACCGAGCTTGCAGATGAAAGGTCTGTAATGGTTGGAGCTACAGACAATCCATTTATGGGAATCTTAAAGGGAACTGTAAAACCTGACCAAAGTTCTTCATTAAAAGCATTTAATAACTTCAATAACTTTATGACAAAGTTCTTGATATTTGAATACGTTACAGCACGTACAGCTATTAATGCAGCGGTTGGTAACGGTTCATTGACTAAGGAACAAGGTGGTGCTGTTCTTGGAGCGGTTGCAACACGTATGGTTTTGTATGGATTAGTTCTTCAAATGATGGGCACAGGTCTTATGGGATTATTCTTTGATGATGATGAGCCTGAAACAGAAAAGTCATTTATGCAGAAACTTGGTCAAGCATTTGCTTCTGCATTTAGTTCATTATTAATTGGAAGAGACTTTGGTAATGCTATTAAGAATGTATTGAACTATGGAATAGAAGAAGCAAATGAAAAATACCTTGATTTTTTAAGAGAGGGAGAATATGACCCGTATAAAGACGGTATTGCTTATACATTAATACCAAGAGACGATAGCAGACAAACAGATTTAGGTAAACTGCTTATGAATATGGGAGGTTCTTATACACCTGCATTAAATACTGCTGCTCTTATCTTTAAAAAAGCAACAGAGAAAGAAAAAGTACAAGAAGAAGCTATTGCGAGGAGTGAAAGAGAACTTAAGGTAAGGGTTCCTCTTGAGGTATTAGGTAATGCAGGTCTTATTCCTTTGTATAAAGATATTCGTAAGGCTGTAATGAAAGATATGTATAAAGACCTTGAGAAAGCTGAGAAGACTAAAGGAGATAAAAAGAAAGTTGAATCTGAAAAACTTCAAGGATTTAAAAACCAAGAGGATATGAAACGTTATGATTACGACCTTTGGTATAGAACATTCGGACCTGACGCTGTTGACTTTGATGCAAAGCAAGCAGAAAAAGCTATTAAGAAAACAAAAGATAGCTTGGAGAGAGCAATGAAAGATGAGATGTATGACTATACTCCTAAATCTAAAAAAGGATTTGGCTCTTCAGGATTTGGTGGAACGCAAAGTAAAAGTAAAGGTGGATTTGGAACAAGTAAATTTGGTAAAAATTAAATATAAATTGTATGAAAGAAGGTTTAAAAATGATTAAGAGAGCCGATGGCTCTACATCAAAGCGTGGTTTGTGGGATAACATCCGTGCTAATGCAGGTAGTGGAAAGAAGCCAACTGCTGCAATGCTAAAGCAAGAAAAGATTATAAAGAAAAAAGAGGCTAAACGAACCTAACATACTTAAGTTCTTTCTGCTTATCATAGTACACCATCATCTCTAAGTCCGAGAACGAGTTTTCACGGGGAGGTCTCCCTCCCCACTTAATCTCTCCTTGTAATTTATTGGCTTTACCGTAGATGATACCATCTTCGCACGCCCATATAAGTACGGGCATAATTCTTTTGTCTATAAGTTTAACTAACTTTCTTGCTGATAGTGGAAGCGGGTATGCGTTGTGCATTGTACGGATACGACCCTTAACCTCTGCGTAGGCTATTAGATTTTTCTCTTTATCAAAGACCTTGTAGTCTATGTCCTGTGGGTCTAGTTTTTTAAATGAACCTCCAAAGATGCTGACGAATAGTTCAATTGCTTTTTTCTCCCTGATTAAGTCTGTCTCCGTTTCAAAAGTCATCTTCTTCTATTGATTTTAATATTAGTCTAAGGTCTATAATTAATTTTCTGATGTCCCTGTCCGCAGATAAAAATTCCCTATCTACCAATGTTTCGTAGATGGTTGCTAATAATAAATGATGTTCATTTACCCTAAAACATATACGCTCAGCCCGAGCATTTTCGCTATTAACGTTATCTTCCATAATACAAAACTAATATTTTTAACCAATATACGCATCTATATTGGGCTTTATAACTAAGTAGTACTCGTCTTCCCCATTGGGCTTTATTTCTGAGTTCCATATTCTTAATATCCTTCGCCTGTTATACGAGTCATTATATCTATACTCTCTAATTATTGTATTTCCTCTAAATAATAACATCACCCCCTTTGCCTTGTACCAATTCTTTTCTTTTTTTTCCATTTGATTTGATTTCTTCTTTAAATACTTCCACTTTTACTCCGTGGTTTTGTAGTTCTTTTAACCGGTACTCTTGCAACTTAGATAGCTTACCATTAGTTGCCTTGACCTCAATAAATATCACGTCACTATTTCTTGGGATAGCAAGCAAGTCCGGTATTCCATTCTTGTTTGTCATTGTAAGTTTGATGACGTAATACCCTTGAGCCTCTAACTCTTTAATCTTCTTTGATTGTATCTGTTGCTCTTTCAATTAGTGCTTGTTTGTTTATTAATAACCAATCAATAAAGTCATTTTGATTGAGTGTTTCTAATGATTTAAATATTTCCTCTATTGGTGTCATTTTTAACTATTTCAATTAGTTTTTTAAGGCAATCAAGTTCTGTTTCTTCGTAGTCATAATATAAATCAGAATTAAATACTATCGTATCCCAACCCCAACTTAAAGCATCTGTCCAATATTTTGATATACAATAAGCAAACTTAGGTTCCATTGTTTGGTCTACGTTTACTGCTGAATATAATCCATACTTCTCTCTAAACCATCTAAATGCTTGTTGGTATAGTGGTGCTCCAACTAAGTCATCATATATTTCTGATTGATGGTATATTCTTAGTGCTTCATTATCTGCATAATAAAATAAACACAATTCATTAAAGCCTAATTGCTTAAGTTCTAATGCTTGTTCATAAGGAATAAATTCTTTACTCATAGAAATCTTTTTTAAAATGATTAATTGTATAGTCTTTCTTCTTTGTGACAGCCTTGTAGATGTCGTGTTCAATGCCACCCTTCGAGAAAATCCAATACACTTGATTCTCAAGCCTCTCCTTTGTGGTCATTCGGTCTTTGCTCTGCCAATAACTCGTAGCACTGAAGTCAATGTTGTAATAAACCAAGCACTTAGCTTGCCTCAAACTAATACCCTCACGTCCACTTACAATCTGCAACGCTATGCTCTTGTCGGTGTCTTCGAAGACACTTAACTCAGAAGTTAAGTCGTCACCAAATACTTTTTTAAGTGCGTTGTACTCCTCCTTAAACTTGTAAAAGATTCCAATCTTGCACCCTTTAAACCGCTTCTTTATAAAATCAGCTTTACTTAAGTCAAGTATCATTGACTCTCCATTCTCAAATTTAATTGTTCCTGAGCACAACTGATGCACTTTCATCATCAACTTAACAGGAGTGTCTGCTAAAATTATATTTTCTTTTCCTTCTACAACTAAATCTTTCTTTAATTTTTTTATAATCTTATAAGTCAACTCACTCATCTCAACTTCAAGT